CTCAAAATGGGGCATTGAAATTGTATACAATTATGAATCTATTGAACATAAGAAACTACCTCTTTCAGGTAAAATTTCAACTATGTTTACTGACCTTTTGGACCGAGTAAAAAAGAAAACGGGTATAAAATATGTTATACGCAGTGCAGAGGATATTATCTACATAGATAGGTACGGAGCCAATGCAAATGAGCGTGTTTACGAAATTAACCGTGGCGAAAATGCAATATCTACCGCAAGTAATATTTCAATGGAAGACGTTGTTACAAAAATAATCTTCACAGGCAAAGCTGATGATGACGGGAAAGTATCTATTACAGGCACTTTGGAGGGGGACACAGCAAAATGGGGAACACTTCAGAAAGTCATTAGAGATGATACAGAAGATGGAAAGTCAAACAAAAAGTCAGATAAAGAAAAGGAAGACTCTTTGTATGAAAATGCTCGTGATGAAGGTCAATATATTCTTGATGAAAAAGGAAAGCCTAAAGAAACATATGAAGTAACAGCTATAAATAATCCATGGATACGAAAAGGCGAGCTTGTTAAAGTAGGTGCAGGCGATATGAATTTTCGATATATTGTTACAAGTATTACACATAATGCAGTAAATCGACAAATGAATATTGATTTTGAACTTGCGGATGAAAGTAAGTTATAAGGAAGTGGTTATATGAATGCGTTTGACAGATTAGGACGAACACTTCAGGCACAGATGAATAACGCTGTAAATGAAGGTAGAAGTGTTTTAATTGAATACGGTACGATTACATCAGATTTTGGGCTTAAGGTTACAAGATTTGATACCGTTATTCCAAAAGGGGAGTATTTAATTGATAAGAGATTATCAATAGATTATAAACCTGAGATTGAAGTTGTAACTTCATTATCTGACGGTCACAGTCACACTGTTAAAATTCCTATCACAGAGGGGATAGAACGTATCAAAGCGGGCGACAGAGTATTGGTATGCTGGATAGATGTTGATCCTATTGTTGTTGCTGTTATTGTAAGTAGCAGTGATATAGGGAGGGAGAGTTAATTATGGCAAATTTATTTCCAACGGCAAATAATATCATGACAGTGCCTTTGGATAACCTTAAACAAAATACACCTGTCGGATATAAGAGAAGTTTAAAATTCGATTATGACACAGGTGATTTTGTTCGTGACGGTCAGCACAGATTAGTTCCTGCGTCGGGAGTTGAGGCATTTAAACAATGGTGCGAAAATTGTATATCAACAGACAGATATGCGTATAGCTCATATTCAACTGATTTCGGTATTAATTTAGATTTGATTATGGCATTGCCTGATAAAGCTGCACAAGAAATTATGCTGAAAAAAGAAATAACAGAGGCGATAATGGCTGATGATTATAAAAGGGCAAAGTCAGTAGATGATTTTTCGTTTAATTGGATTGATACCGATGCGGTTGAGGTGGAATGTACGGTAACAGGCATTGATAATGCCGAGATAGATATAAAAGCTACGGTAGGAGGGTGAGAATATGTCGCAATTTATTATTCCTGATTTTATAAAAAATGCGGATGTCAATAAGATACATAAGCGAATGAGAGATAATCTGCCAAATGATATTGACAAGTCGGAAGGTTCGGATGTTTGGAATTTAACATATCCAACGGCATATGAACACGCATATTTTGCACAGTTTTGTATTCTGAATGCACTACGATTAATATGGCCCGAATTTAGTTATGGTACATATGCAGATTATCACGGAGCATGCAGAGGCATGGCAAGACGAAAGGCGCAGCATGCTACAGGAAGTGTCAAGATTATAGGGAATATAGGTGTAAATATCCCCAAAGGTACAGTTTTTACTACTGCACAAATCGCTGATGAAAGTGTAACGGAGTTTGTTACAACAGAAAATGTGTCAATAGGTGATAATCAAACGGTAACGGTTAATATCATTGCGGCTATAGCGGGAAAATCGGGAAATGTTCCGGCAAATACTATCACTGTTAATAGTGATAAAATTGTCGGTTTATCCAGTATTACAAATGAAACAGCTACAACAGGCGGCTATAATGAAGAAAGTGATGAAAATTTTATTGAGCGTATCAAGGAATATGACCAGTCACAGGATAATTCTTTTATCGGAAATGATAACGATTACAGACGTTGGGCGTTGGAAGTTGACGGAGTGGGTGAGGCTGTTGTAATCAGTCCCGAAGATAATCCGAATGTTGAAGATGATAGCGGTGTTGTAAATATTATCATAGTTGATTCAAACGGTGTACCTGCAGATACAACATTATGTGCGGCAGTTTACAATCATATTATGCAACCGGTCCCATTATCAACAGACGGAAAAAAGACGGATGGTCAAACCACCACAATCGAACGGCTTGCACCGCCCGGAGTTATTCTTGAGGTTACAGCACCAACAACTATAGCTATTAGTGTTTCGGGCTTAATTGAATTGGATAATACAGTTGGAATTGAAGATATAAAGAGTAATTTTATTTTGTCAATATCTGAATATCTTGTACAAGCAATAAAAGACGGTGAAGTTCGATATAGTAAAATTGCCTCGATATTATCAAATACCGCAGGTGTAGCTGATTATAAAAATTTGATTGTAAATGGAAATAACACAAATGTACAGTTGATGTCAAATCAAATTCCTACAATATCAGAAACAACAATAAAATTTGATGTTGGCCTTGTAGACGGGTAGGTGTAGTATATGTATTCAACAGAATTAATGGAGCAGATATTAACCAGTGAGATAGGACAACAGATAATACAACGAGTTACCAATAAATATGGTAACAGTTATGTCGGACTATGGTTATTTCAGATTATCGGAATGTCTAATGACGAGGTTAAGGCAATGGTTGAAGATTTCAAAAATCAAACGTTGCCACAAACAGCGACATGGTCTTTATCATTATGGGAGCAGTCAATGGGCTTGCCTGTTAATGAAAGTGAGAGCGTAGAGCAACGTCGGCAGAATATTATAGAAAAACGTCGTAGACGAAATGCTATGAATCCTGCAAGAATAGAAGAAATAATATCAGCAATGACAGGTGCAGCTGTGCGAATGGACGAATATTACGCTAAAAATAGATTTGCAATATATATTTCATCTATTCCGTCAATGGTAGACGAAGAATCTGTTAGAAAAAAAATCAAACTGATTAAACAATCGCATAAAGTGTTTGATATATTTTATGAACAAGCTACTAAAGGAGATATATATGTTGGTGGTGTTATTCAAAAATCAAAAGAAATTACATTAGAGGAGGTATGATAATATGGAAAAATTCTATCCTACAAAAGCAGGTCTTGAATATGCTGCATTAACTGCGCAAGGAAAAATCATAGAATTTACAAAAGGTAAATTTGGGGACGGTGTAAGGAGTACAGAAAATATAACAGAGCTTACTGATTTGATACATCCTCTTGGCGAATTGCCGATATCGAAAAAGAGTGTAAAGAACAGTACAATAATTACAACGACACAGTTTTCAAACAGGGTTGGCGGTAGTATATTGCCAACTTTTTATTTGATGGAAATAGGGTTATTTGCAAAGGTGGTTAATGCTGACGGTACTGATGATGACGAGCATCCGGAAACATTAATAGGATATGCGTTTGATGGCCACGGCGATAAAAACCTCGGTACATCATTAAGTGAATTTATCATTAATATTCCGTTGACAGTCGCTGATGTCAATAATGTAACTGTTGATATTGACAGTCTTGTATATCCAACATTAAAGCAATTTGAAGATGAAGTCAATACAAGAAAAACAGAAGATGAAGAATTACAGAATAGTTTGAATGTACATATCACAGATACAAGCAATCCACATGGTGTCACGGCAGAACAGATTGGATTGGACAAAGTCCCAAACGTGGCAACGAACGATCAAACACCTACATATTCGCAAAATTCAACATTGAGTAATATTGTAAGCGGCGAAAAAATATCGGTTTCGTTCGGGAAAATAATGAAAGCGATAGCGGATTTAATCAGTCATATTGGTAGTAAATCTAATCCGCATAGTGTTACAAAATCACAAGTGGGATTGGACAATGTACCAAATGTAGCGACAAACGACCAACAGCCGACTTTTGCTGAATCGGGTACACGAACCAATATAGCGAGTGGTGAAACGCTAAGCACATTGTTCGGTAAGATAAAGAAATTCTTTGCCGATTTAAAAACGGTAGCGTTTACAGGTTCATATACTGACCTGTCAAACAAACCAACGTCAATGCAAAATCCGAATTCATTGACACTGACAATGAACGGTTCATCATCAAGCTATAACGGTGCATCGTCGGCGAGTAAGTCGTGGTATGCACCAACATCAGCCGGAACTTCGGGTTATGAAATTGTTAGCAACGGCAGCGGTGCTCCTGTTTGGAAACCGCCGTCATATGCGGTATGCTCAACATCGGGAAACACCGCCGTGAAAACGGTGTCTATAAGCAATTTTAAATTGACGACAGGAGTAAGGGTGCTTGTAAAGTTTACTTATGAGCATACTTCTTCAACGGCAGCTACATTAAATGTCAATTCAACAGGCGCAAAAAATATTGTCGTGCATTGTGGCACGGATAATATTTTTGTTAAAGATTATTTTTCATGGCTTGCAGGTGAGACTGTGGAGTTAGTGTATGACGGTAGTTATTGGGTTGCGATTGCATCCGATATGCGTTTTATTACCGGTGCACAGTCTGCCACCGTGGTTATAGGCACTACTAAAACACAGGGCTTTTGCGACTTCAGATGCGACGGAACGAATGACGCTGAATGTTTTAATAAAGCAATTAGACGCATAAAAACTATTTTGAGCAGAAATCCGCCGAAAGAGGGTTCTATGATGTGGCGATATGGAGGAACAATCCTTGTTAAGACGGGAGTATATAATATTAATTCTACCATAAGCATAGGTCAGTCCATAACAAAAGATATTTTTACATTTAAAGGGGAAGGCCCTTTTTCTACATGGATACAAACAAAAGACCTACAATGTTTTATGAAGAATTTTGATAGTCTTTGCTTTAAAGATTTGTATTTAACCTGCGATGGATTAAATGAAGGCCCATACTTTGACAGTGGAGATAATTTAACTTTTGAGAATTGTTATATTTCTGTCAGAAATTCAACCTCTAATGTGGGTGTGTTTGCGGATTTAAATACACAATATACAGGAGAAGACCCCGGAGGGGGTTCGTCAGGAGAATTGCAACAAGGGTGCTTTGTACTAAGAGGAAGCACTATGACTATAAAAACATTAAGTACATCATCAAATTGTTTTTCCGGAATTAATTGCGGAGTACTTAAAGTGGATGATAGTGAAATTAATTTGTTCAATAATAGTAACAGCACTTCTTTCGAGTTGAATTTTGCATATTTAGCAATGACGGGATATATATCAAATAGTATTATACATTGTAGCGGAAAAAGCAGCATAGT